CTATCATTTACTACTGTTATGTTTTCATAAGTAGACATTATGCAGATTCCTGTCTAGGAACAACATAAGTTTTTCCGTTTACATTTACTAATTTTTCATTTTTGTTATCGTAACTGCCCTTAAAGGGTCTTGAGTTAGCAGGTAAATTATCTGTTAAATCGGTTCTTTGTTGTGCAGATCTTTGTTCTGCTCCTGCTGCTTTTATATCTGCCCAATTAATACCACCTTGACCTTGCTGATTTATTCCTCTAGATGTAAGTCCTTGATTTACAATAGGTTGTAAACCTAATCTATCTAGATTTAATTTATCTCCTAAAAATTTAGAAGCAGATGTTTTTATAAAATTTTGTGCAAATGCTTCTATAGAATTAGTTCTTCCTTTTTGCGGAGACACACTTCCAAACGGTGTAGTTGTAACTCTACTGGTGCCAAAACTACTGCCTCCTTCTTGTATAGGACTTGGTCTAGTATCATAGTGTCTTTGATCTCCAAAAGATGTAGGTGCTACACCTTCTAATAGTTCTCCTCTTTCGTAATGAACTGTTTCGTATGCTACTGTCATTGAATTAGTTGAAAATTCACTTCCTTCTGATTGCACATTATCGTGTTGGAAATCTTCTACTAATGGATTAATTAGTGTAAAGCATGTATAGTGTGTTTTTTTATTCAAAGGATGCAATTGGAAAATTTGAATAGAATCAAAAAATTGATACATTTTATTTGGTTTATCTAAACCATATCTGTAATTAAAGTTTTGAAAATATGTATTATTAGATCCAAATGCACTTCTTCTATATCTTTCGTCTGGAGCAATATCTGGTGCTGCTGAAGCACTTTGTTTTTGATGATCGCCGTCTGCATAATAATATCTAAAATATGCTTCCCACAACAATGTTGTTAGCCCTGCATTATCATCATGAAATTCAATTCTTACTGGCTGATAATCTATTCTTGTTTGTAAAAGTTTTTTTCTATTATACTGATTTAAAACTTCTACTTGTGGTCTATATTTTGGCAGTTCTGCACTTTTTGCTAAAATATGAATGTCTTCTTGTGTAAAATTATCAATGAGCGTGTCTGGTCTAACATCTGGGTTTATATTCAAAACTACATGATAGAGAAACTTGTGCTTAGGAGCAAGACGCATATTGTTAGAGCGGAATACTCTAGATGCATGATCATAATCGCCTAAATTACCTTTAGGACCATTATAGCTTTTAATATTATCAAAAAATCCTGTGAACGCCATACTGTATTTATCGTTTATGTAAAGTGTGTGGATAATAAAAAAGGGAACCGAAGTTCCCTTTTCTAAAGCAATCTCTTATTTGCTATTAACCAGTTGTACCAGTTCCAATTGTTCTAGGAACTGCTGCTCCTACTCCTTCACCATTTGGTGTTTGTACAGCATTATCATACTGTATTGTAACTGATGTTTGTACTGGTTCACTGTTTGCATATGCTAAGGAATTATAGTTGACTTCTGTTAAGTAGCAACCATAAATTTCCCAAGTTTCTAACACACCTGCTTCTGCTGCTCCATTACCGCCATCTAAAATTTCAATGTTAGTTTGGAACTTATAATCAATACCAGATGCAGCACTTGCTTGATTAATAAAGTCAAATTGTTTCTGAAGTTGTTCGCCAACTAGTTTTTGCACACTGTTGTTTACATCTTCACGTAATGTAATTGTAATTGGGTTCCATGTGTTTACCTGCCAAATGTACAGTTGAATTGTATACCGGAATTGGCATGTTTTCGAACGTCAAGTTCGGTCTTGCAGCATCGATAACTTGTTTGGTTAATTCAGTAGTTGATGCAGTAACGCCAAAGTTAATAAAGTTTACTCTAAAACGGTATTGTAGTTTTGGCATTAACAAGCCTTCAGATGTTGCACTCTGGTCGCTTGCTAATGGAACACTTAATTTTGTTAATGATGAGATTGCCATTTAATATTTCTCCTATTCACAAGTATTTATCAGTTTAGGGTCAACTTTCGCTGACCCTAAATTCAGTGATTATAAACTTGCAATTTCTCCTGTGTTTTTAAGACGTAGTGGAATGTAAATAAACTCAACACTCTTAACTGGTTCGATAGCAACGTCCACATATAGTTCGTTTTTATCAATTCTTGTTGGAGTATTGTTTGTTTCATCACATACAACTAGATAGTCAAAAATTGCTCTCAATGATGTAAGTTCAATTAGTAGACTTTCAACTTGTCCTTTAATGCTATCTCTTGTAATCTTATCATTTGGTTCAAAGACGAAAGGTTTAGCAAGTGTTTTAAGTTGACTACGTAAGTAAACTACAAGTCTAGCAACATTTACTCTATCTAGTGAACTTGCATTTGCTGCACGAGTTTTCTGTCCAAAGATAACAAGTCCTGCTCCGTTAATAAACGAAATTGGGTTAATATTCTTAGAATATAGTGTATCTCTTTGTCCTTCGTTTAGTGCAACACTAGTAAATTCTCCTTCACTATCAATGTAACCTGATGCTGTTGCATTAGTTACACTACCACGTCTTGTGCCTGCTGGAGCAAACCAGGGGAATGCAACTTGGTCGTTAAGTGCAATAGTTCTTAGTGCCATGTGCGATGCTGGAACAACAATATTGTTACCTGCATTGTCACATGTAAATCCTGCTGGATAGTACATGCCTAAGTATTCATCACTTGTAACTGCACCGTCATCATTATCTTCTACTGCGCCTGCAATGTTGTTTGCCCAGTTTGTTAATGATGTGCTATCAGGTGTTAGTCTCATCGGAGTATCACCTACAACAAACGCTGTTAATCCACGATCGTTGTTTAGTGTTACCATTTCACCAATTAGTTCCGGATAACCTGGAGTTGAAATCAAGTTAAAGATTCTTGATTCATCATCGCGGATATCTTGGTTGCTGTTCATTTCTGCTTGTAACGCTTGTACAACAATTTTACGCTGTGCTTTGCGTCCAAATGATCCTGAACCATCTTCGTTGTTTGCTGATTTTGTTACCCAACGGTTAGCATAGTAGCCTGCCATTGATTCGTCGCCATTACGACCATTTTCAGCATTGATATCAATATGATCACGCTTGAATTCTTTTACGTTGAATCCACTTCTACGTGTATTCCATAGCAACATACCTTTTGGATATAGTGCTGGATCTGGAGCATCTGGATCTAAATAGTTGCTTACTAGTAGATCTGCAATATCACCTGCTTCGTCACTGTTTGCGCCTGCTGTGTTATAACGTGCATCTGCAAATAGTACACCATTTTCAGTTGTTTGATCTGTGCTGTCTAGTAATGCCCAAACACCTGCTGCTGTCCATCTGTAAACTTGTGGATAGTTTTCTAAGTCTGCTGTTGAAATCCAAAGATCGCCAACAACTAGCGCACTTCCGTCTGACTGTTCTGTTGGAGCACTTGCTGCAACAATCGGTCCTGCTGGATCGTTTGTGCTACTTGCACCGACTAATCCGCCACCTGTGTGATCAAAATTATGATAACCAACCCATGATGTACCATTATGAATCATCATATCTACTTCATCTACTACGCTGCTATACCATAGCGCACCATCTGCTGGTGTACTTGTAGGTGCACCTTCTGAAGCAGTGTATGATAATGTTTTCCACCATGTAACAATATATTGCTTAGGTGATGTGCTTGAGTCAGTACCCGGTGTGTAATAGAAGTTTGTAGTAGTTGTAGGATCTGTTGAATCAAACACTGTATATGCATTATCAACAATACCATCTGTATCAACAATACGAATTTCGCCACCTAGTGCATGTGAAATTACAACTCTGTTTTGTGAATCTACGTTTGCACTTACATTTGTAAATCCTGCTGAGTTAATATCACCTGCTAGTGTATCTGCATCAGCAGTTGCACCTGTTGCTGTAAACGAAATTGTTTTTGCACTATCCATTGAGTTTTGTCCTGATAAACTTTCTGACATTGTAAATGAATATGTGCCTGCTGGGAACGTAGATGCTGTAATTTTTGTTGATGTAATTGTAACCGCACCGCTTCCACTCTTACGATAAATCTTAAAGTTTGCTAAGTTGTCGTAAGCTTCTTCGCTTGTGTTACTTTGTACATAGATAGAACCTTCTGCAATACCAGCACCGCCACCTGATGTATCCATTTCATAAATTGCTGTGTGGTTATTTGCATAGATTGGAGCATTTACAGTTGTCCAAGCATCTGTTGCTGAACTGTACTGTTTTACACTCCAGTTTGCACCCAAATTAGGTGTTGTTGTTTTAACCCAAATAGAACCTGTTGGTCTTGGTTCTGTGTCATTTGTTTTATACTCTGGAACACTTGTATGTGCAGCAATAGTTAGTTCTGGTGAGTAATATTCGCCAGCTGTTATGCCTAAAGCACTTAACAATGCTGCATCACCAAAAACATCGATCAAGTCGCCTTGGCCGCCAGTTGTACCACCAGCATTATATAGTGAAAGTCTTCCGTTGTTATTTTTTGCAGTTACGCCTGCACTTGCAAGTCCTGCATCTACGTTAATTTGTCCAACTAAAGATGTAACAGTTGTACCTGTAAGTGTAATTGTATGCTCTGTTGAAGTACTGTTTGCTTCTTCAACACGAATAATTAATTCTTGACCAATTGTAAGTGTTGGATTTGCTGCTGTACCAGTTACTGCTGGCCAACTTTTTCTCCATGCAGCGCCACCTACTTCTACCCAAGTACCGTCTGCATTTTTATACCATAGTTTGTTAGTAGTTGTAACTGCTACTAATGCATAGTCGCCTACAGCACCTACTGATGTTTTTGGTGTGTAGTCTGCACCTGCATAATCAACAACTTTTGTTGTATCTGTAATTACAGTAGGAACTCTGTTAGTAAAAGTTTGTCCACCTGTTGTTGTCGCTGCTGCGCCATTCCATTCAAATATACCGTAGAATGAATCATTTGTATCAAACCACCATGCACCATTAGCAGGCTTGCCTGCTGTTTCTGTTGCACTTGCTGTGATTGCATCCATGTCTACTGGTGCTCTAACAACATACGCTCTATTTGCTACGCCTAAGAAACTGTATGCTGCTTGTAAACCATATTCGTTTTGCTCGCCCCCATGAATCGAAGCACCATTGTTATCTGTGTAGAACAATGGATCGCCGAATGTTTCTGATAGTTCACGCTGTGAACTCATCAAATATACTTTGCCAGCATTTGCTGCTGTTGTACCTGGGGCAATACCTGTGCCTGCAGGATTTGATTTATCTTGTTTTGTTGCCACAAAAATTAGTGGTGTTGTACCTGGTTCAGCAGGAGTGTAAAAACTCTCGTCTATAACGCTGACCTGTACGCCTGGTGATGTTAAAGCCATTTTTTTAATCTCCTTTGGGATTTCAC